CTTTACTTTTATTTTAATTTTAATTGTTTTAAAATTATTTTATTGTAGTGTTTAACTATTAATTAAATATTTCAATGTCTACTAATATAGCAGATACGAAATCTAATTTGATGAATGTTAAAAATGACAATAAAGATTTGAATGCAAATGTAAGTTCACCAAAAATAAATGATACTACTTCAGACAACAGTCAGGTAGTTCAGAGAACAAATGTTTTAGAAGGTTCTGATGTACCAGGTTCTAGTAAAACTCCTTTTCAAGTTAAAGAAATTGGTTCAGACAACAGTCAGCCAATCCCTAATAAACAAAATGTGCCTTTGACTAAGAGTCAGATAAAGAAAAATAAGAAGAATATGTACAAGAAACAAAAACCTAAGCAACCCGCACCCAAACCTCAACCTAATATTACGAGAGTGTTAGTTAGTCCTGAACCTAAATTTAGTGATACGCATGAGTCTATTCAGATTGAAGAAAAAGTGTCAGAATATTTATCTACTTCTTTAGATGAGATGAAGAGTGAATGCTCAATTAGCACGAATGTCACAAATGATGAAGTAGAAGAAGAGATAATTATTCAAACCCATGAAAATAAAGTTAATGACATTTTGACAACTAATGAAAAAGATCATTATAGAAGCTTGACTTCTTTAAGTTTCCTGAAAAGTTTTGACCAAAAATTCTCCATAACTGATGCTAATTGTAAAGTTATTGGTGGTCATCCTCCTCATGGTCCTTTTTCTTTAAGAATTAATCCTTTTAAAAGTGCAGACCCTTTTTGTTCAATTTTAGAAGGTCCCCATACTAGTAATATTAATCAAAATCAATCTGTTTCTTTTGCTTACAAAGTGTTGTCTAATGGTCAAGCAAAAAATTTGTTTGCTGAATTGGAATTTATTCAATTTTATGATGTGAAATCTATTTTGATAGCTGGTTGTTTGACAGGAGAACATTATCATTATTTGGTCAAAGCTTATCCTGATGTTAAGTTCTTTTTCGTAGATGAGAAAAATCTAACTCCTCTATCGACTTTATTGAAAAGTTTTCCCAATTGTTATTTTCTTCAAGCTCATTTACATGAAGAGTACGATATTCGTAGTCGTATTTTCAAAAATTATACTTTAAATGCAAATTTCTCTTGTGATTCAGAATATTTTTGGGATGATATGAGATTTGATGATGTTGAACAAGAATTGAACGATATATTATGGAAGAAGCAATTTGCTCTTTTTAATGGTTTCAAATACATGAGCTTAAAAATTATCTTAAATGAGAATATAGTATATTATTTGCCTAAGGATACTGTTTTTCGTTCTCAAATTTTTACAAATCCTTATTCAATGGAAAGTAGAGTTTATATTCGTTTAGGTCAAAATGATAGTTTCGCATTTAGTGGTCAAGCCTTATTAGGATATTTGGATTATTATTATAGTAATAATAGAACAGTGGATAGAGAATTTTCCCATGCTCAGCACTTGTTGAGTTGTTGTCCAAATCCATCAATATATTGTTGTGATTTTAATTTAGTTATTAATTTACCTACTCATTTTTTAAAGATAAAGACTGCTAAAGCTCATTTTGAGGAAGTTAAGTTTAGAGTGAATACTTTAGATGTTGATCAGTTACAAGAGTATAAATCGTTATTATATATTGATGATGTATGTCCTTCCAATGCTCATGTTCAAGATGCTTTTCAAAGGTGGCTTGCTATTCGTTATATTTGTGCTCAATTATTAGTTTCACCTTTTAGAAGACCTTTATTATATATGTCTTCAGCTCGTGAGATAGAAGCTTTTCACTCGTTTTTGGGGGATGCTTTTGTGCTCAGTTATTGTGTGGGTCAATATACTGCTGGTGATATTTTAAGAGATGTTGAAACCTATTTGGATCGTCCTGATGTTTTTATCGCTATTGATGTTTATTTAGATGGAATCATCGGTAATAAAGATGTATTATTTGATTCTAAACAGATTATTAAAAGAATGTTGAGTTATCATTTAAATGATTCATATATTGTTTATCAAAATTTTAGTGGTTTAATGGGTACAACATTAGGTGGAGGAAAGTGGATTCGTAATCAATTTAATAATCGAAGGATCAGTTTTCAACAAGACTCCACCGGTTCTAATACTTATACTCATGAGATAGATGAGGAAATGTCACATGATCATGTTGTTCGTTATGAAAATTCAAATTATGGTTTTACTTTAAAAAGAAGTTTCAGACAATATAATTTGTGGAGGATAGGTCTTACTCATGCTTTACCGACTGCACCAATAAAAGATCTGGAAGGAGTAGGTTTTATGTACAAGAAAGGTTTGCAATATACTTTTATTAAAGGAATGATGAGTTTTGGTCACATTTTTGAAAATGTGGGAGATACTGTAGCCTATGATGTGGCGTTAACTGAAGAATATCTGTCATTTATAAAATCTACTTCTACTCATCAGATCGTTACTCATTCCGCTGAATTTTTAACAAAACAAGTTCTAAAATTTTCTTTTAAGGAGAAAGCTTTAAATAGTTTTGCGGTATTTTATATAGCAAATTCCTTTCAAAAAGCATTAGATATTTTTAATTCAACTAATATGTTAGCAGGTTCGATTAGTGAAGACATTTACTATGCATTAATGATTCGTAGGATTGGTCAAAACGTTATTAGCGAACCCTTAACCATGAAGCATAGATTTTATTTATTCTTTTATGGTATTATTCAATTTTTCAAAGAAAAGGTTCTTACAAGAGGTACTAATAATATAATAACCTATCATCAGTATCAGTGGATTTGTTTATCTTTGGGGTTAGAGAAGATGTCTACTATTATGTCAGAGTTTTTCTTTACTGTCTATTTTGTACCATTGTTGGAAGAATGTATTAAAACAGTTTCTCTAAGTTTAATTACAGCCGTTGCTTTTACCTTAGGTTGTCCTCCTTTAATTGCTTTGTCTACAGGTTTTTCTGCTTATACTTTAGTTCATATGATATTTGCTTATTTAGATAAAAATAATGGTTCCGGTAATTCCAAATTGCAATATTTGTATAATTTATTCCCTCCTGGATTATCATTAGCTCTACATATGTTCTTAAATTATTTGGATTTTGTCGCGGTCCCTCAACAATTTATATATGGTACTGAGTTAGTTAATCATGATAAGAATCATATTACTTATTATCAAGCCCCAAGAATTTTAGAAAGATGGACGATTGGAACGTTTGTAGATAATGGTTTATCAAAAGATTATAATGTGGAAGTGACTGGTAGTTCTACCCCTGAAGAGTTTGCTTTAGAGCATCAAGTAATTATCAATGATAAGATTTTCATTCAAGGAGAACCTAAACAATATTTAGATGAACCAGATTTTAAAGATCCAAATTCATTAAGACCAATTTCATTTACTATGTTTTCTTTTAATAGAGTTGGAGTTCAGGCGTATAGTGATTGGCCTACTTTACAGAGTGTTGTTTATAATAGAATTTTAAGACCATTTCCTGGTAACTTAGATATGATGGAGAGGTCCTGGAATCAAGCTTATTTATTATTTTTACAATTTAAGAATAATTCAAATATGTATTTTAATTTACGTTCAAGTGAACATATGCGTTGTACTGATGCTTTTTACTGTGATTTAGTGACTCAAAATGTTAATTGGGTGGATCGGCTTCATGTATATAAAGAAAACGTCGCTACAAGGAAGTTCTCTAAATATTTAAAAACATATGAACAAATGAAGTTGGAAGGTTTCAATGACGTAGGTTATAGAAAAGTTCATAAAAGAGAATTAATGATTAAGCGTGATGAAGCTGTGATGAGTGATCCTGCTAAATTTAGAGTAATTTGTAATGATTCACAGGAGATATATTTAAATACGATAGCTGATGTGCATCTAGTAACAATGAGAATGAAAGCTATGTGCCATTTAATTAATTCTATAAGTTTGAGAGATGTTAATGGTACTTTATGGCATTTCCATTTAGTTTTTGCAGTTGGTAATAAAGAATATGATAACGCTTTTATATATGATTATGCGAGTAATTTAGCAGCAGATCATATAGTAATTTTCTGTCAAGGAGATGATAGTAATGTTATTTCTAAGAATTTTAATTATGAACTTGATGCCACTAATTATGATTGGTCTTTAAGAAAACATGCTTTAAAATTTGAAAAGAAAGTGATGGGAACTCTTGGTGCTAGTTATCATACCATTCAAGTGCTGAGATATGCTGATAAATTGCCTTGGGAAGCTAGATATGATAAGGGTCAAGATATTTTACAAAGGTGGCAGATTGATATGAGAGATAATCCTCAGCGTGCAACAGGGTCGAGTATCACTTGCTCAGGGAATACTACTTGCGCTTTATTTTCTTGTTTGTATGCGTTACATAGGGATCCTAGAGATGTTGATTCTATAGTTAAAAGATATAGTGAGTTGGGTATTACTATTAAGGTCCGTCAACATAAAGACATGTTTCAAGTACCATTTCTTAAATGTTTATGTACACGTATAGAGCCTGTTTTTGGTAAAGTTACTTTTTATGATGATCCTCTTGACATCCAATATATCATGGTGCCTCTACCCTCTCGTTACATGAAATTGGGAAAGAAATTGGATATAGTCGTAACTAATAATAATATGCATTCAAAATTGTGTGAAGCTTTCAAAGATGCTTTGATGAGTTTTGTTTGTTTTAGAAACCATCCTCTGTTTGATCCTTTATTTAGAAAATATATACCTCGTCAATATTTAAATAGGATTGAAATATATAAAACTGATGTAAAATCTGATATGCAGCAAAAATTTTCTAATCAATTTATTTATAAGTTTGATGAACTTTCAGTACTTTCACAATTAGCTTCACACTACGATGTTACAGTGGATGATGTTTTACAATTTATTGCTCAAGTAAAAGATGTTTTCTCACGTTGTGACAGTTACCATGTACCTTATTTCCATATGGTAACTCCTTTTTCCGATGCATTCTCTAAATTAGATTACTAATCTACTTATAGTGTTACTTAGCTTTATAATAGAGGGGGTGTTTGTAAAATTTATTTATAATTTTTATTTATTTTTATATTCTTTTAATTTTTATATATTTTAAGATGTTATCTAATTTAGATTTATCACTAGATGAATTTCATTCTAAAGTTAGTAGTTATAAAGAACCTTGGATAATTAAATCTCTTGATCCTTCGAGTCCTTTAGTTGGAGAAAATATTTCTATACCAGATGGTTGTCCACATATGATCAGCAGTATTGAATATAGACAAACCACAGTATTATCAAAACCTGATGATATAACTACTTCAACATGGAATATAGATATGAATTTTATTCCCCATCCTTTTATATGGTCTTCTTATACATCCACCGATGCTAATGCTGCCAATGCCGTTCAAGAACAGATCTTAAACACTCAAATATTCGATTCGTCTCAAGATACTGATTATACTTATTATTTCTGCAATTTATGCGAGCGATCTAGAATTTCATATATGTCAATTACAGTAGAATTATCAGCACCAGCTACAGCTAGTCAAGGAACAGTGTATGCTATTCAATATAAATATGTTCCTTCTATTACAAATATATTAACTAGTGTAGATGTAATGAGCAGGCATGTTTTAGCTTATGATATTAATGATGCTATAACTGTATCTCAATCTCAACAATCAAAACAAGCTTATGATGGTTTAGCTATTGATGGAGCTTTCCTTGTAATGAAATTAGGTCCAGAAGCGAGAGAATGGAAGACCGCTCAAGATACTTATCAATATGCCCATATTAATGGAGTTGCTAATTTTGGAGAATTTGATACTAGTTTTGTTGTCAACGCCAATTCAGATCCTATTTTCATTCATGATCGTGTAGAAGTTGATGATGATGGTCATTTTGTAGCAGGGGATGGTTATCCGCCACCTTATACGACAGATGCCGCTAAGATATGGTTTAAAGGTATAGATGCAAGTGCAAGCTTAAAAGTTACAATACGTCAAGGATTGGAATATATATGTCGTCCTGGTGAAAATTATTACCCTATGGCCAAGTTTGGGGCTGATCCTAACCCTAGTGCTTTGATAGCTCATGATGCTGCTTGGAGACTATTTTGTGATGCTTATCCAGCCTGTTATAATAAATCTGGAAAATTTGTACAAGTAGTGGGTAAAGCGTTAAAATTCATATCTAAATATGTAATGCCGGGTCTTGGAAGTGTACCAGTCATAGGTCCTATTGCTCAAGCTACAGACCCATTATTGAAAAATATAATCACTACAATCCAAAAGAAAGAAAAATCGAAAAAGAAACCAGTTGTTGTTCAAACACCCTTGCCTAAGAGCAAAAATGTTATTCAATTGCGTAAACGCCGGTTAGCCATTTTAAATCGTAAAGCTAAGTAACACTAATAGTAGATATGAAATAGAAAGGATAATAAGTTGGGCCCTTTCTGATCAACTTTTAACATAAAAATATGCC